CGCACCTTCCACAGGTACTAATAATATATTTGTTTATTTTCTTGAGCCAAATGCAGGTTCAGTAACCCCTGCAGCAGAGAATAAAGGTAATTTTAAAGCAGGTGGTTTATTTAGAACAAACTCTCAAACTTTAGATGCAAACGTAACTATTTTAGCTGCAGAAAACGCACAGGTTACAGGACCACTTACAGTTTCAAGTGGAGTTACGCTTACTGTTGAGAGTGGTGGAAGGTTGGTAACATCGTGAGTAACTTATATGTAGATACAATACGAAAAACTGGTGGCACACTAGGAACAGACATAAGAGTTAAGAATACATCTGTTGTTGAAGCAGGTAGTGGCACAAGTGTTACACATAACCTATCTGCTAGTTTACCAAAATCTTGGATTTCAGTGACTTTTAGTGGTGGTACTCCGACAAATGAAGATGGATTAAATATAGCATCAATAACTGATTCAGCAGCAGGGGAATGTACTGTTGCTTTTACAACATCTTTTGATGATGCAGCAGATTATTGTATAACAGTAGGAACTTATAATTCAAATGGTGCACAAGAAGTATATGAAGTTCATATAAAAGAAACTGGAAGTTTTAGAACTTATATGTTTAATTCAGGTGGAGGAGCAGGTGTTGACCCAGAAGCATTTTATTCAGTATGTATGGGAGACCTAGCATGAGTACCATTAAAACAAACACCTTAACAGGTACAACTTCAGCAGGTAGCATTGTTGTTACAGGAGAGGGTGGTTCTACCACCACGAACTTACAACAGGGGTTGGCTAAAGTTTGGATTAACTTGAATGGCACAGGAACTATTGCAGCACGAGATAGCTTTAATGTAAGTGGCACAACTGATAATGGAACTGGAGACTACACTATTACAATAAATAATGATATGAGTAATAATGATTATTCAATAGGAAGTCATACACAAAGAGATGCTTCTACTACTGAAAATTTGTATTGTTCAAGTTATCAGGATGACCATGATACAGCACACGCAGTAGGAAGTTTTAGAATATCTACTAACAGACCAGATAATGCTTCACATGAAGATGCTGAAGCTCTTATGTGTACAGTTCAAGGAGACCTAGCATAATGGCAAACGGAACAATAGCATTTGATACATTAACAACATCTGACCAAGTTAATACTGGTACAGAGAAGTCCATTGATACAAGTTATATTTTTAATGGTGTAGCTAAATCGTGGTGTAATTATGCTTCTGCTTCAAGTTTTACAATAAATGACACTTTTAATGTAACCTCTGTTACAGATGCAGGAGCGGGAGCAGGGCAACCTCAATTTACTAATAATATGGCAAATACCAGATATGCTCTTGCGTTAGGTTCTAATATGGATAATATGAAATCAAGTGGAAACAACAGCACTACTGAATATTACCTTACCACAATGAACTCTAGTCACGCTGCTACCGATGGTAGTTTAACAATGGGTCAAGTTGAAGGAGATTTAGCATGACAAAAATAGAAACACCAGAATTTCAGGGAACACATCTTTGGGATAGATTGTGTTGGGCAAAAGAAAAGTTAGAAGGCAAACAATCTGATTATCGTGTGGTGTGGGAAGACCCTGATAATTTAGATGAATGTGCAAAGATAACTATACCTGACCCTAATTGGATGGCTTGTGCATTGCAAGGTGGCATATTACCACCAGTTGAAGTCTACTGGGCATTAGCAGAAGATGAAGCTAAACCTGATTTTAAGAAACACACAAGAGGTTATTTACTGCATAATACAAAACCAATTGATGCAATGACAGAAGAACAAGCAATAGAATATTTAATTATGAAAGATATACCACAAAAAGTGTGGAGAAATTACGAGAAAGCCAATAAACCTAGATTGGTTATTTGTAATAAAAATCAATTACCAAGTACTAGAGAATGGAGAAATGCTTGGAAAATTGATGAAAATATAGTAGAACAAGATAAAGTAGCATAAGGAGAAAAATATGGCGACAATTATATCAGATAAAGATGGTAATACTATAAATGCTTCTACAGCAACAATTCCATCTGACCGACATTTTAGAAATGCTTGGACACTTAAAGGTAAAGTTATATCGGAAGATATGGCAGAATCTAAAAAGATTTTTCAAGACAAAATTAGAGAAGTAAGAGCACCTTTACTTGCTGCTTACGATACTGATTTTATGAAAGCATTAGAAGATGGTGATACTGATGCTCAAGGAAAAATTAAAGAAGCTAAAAAAAGTTTAAGAGATGCACCTGCAGCAAAAGCAATTTCAGATGCAGATACTATTGATAAATTAAAAGCAGCTTGGGATAAATCTTTATTAGGTGCAAGTCCTTACGCATAAGGAGTAAATTATGGCTTTAACTAAGGTAAGGTCAGGCGGTCTTGACTATGCTAGTTCTACATTAACTGATACCTCAAATTCAGGTTCGGTTACGTTAGACTTTAATACATACACTAATTTTATATTAACATTTACAGGTAATGTAACTTTAGCTAATCCTACTACTGAAAGAGTAGGACAGTCAGGTATTATAGTTTGTATCCAAGATGGCACAGGTAGTCGCACTTTGACATTAGGAACAGATTATGAAACTGCAGGTGGTTTAGGTGTAACACTTACAACTACTGCTAGTGGAGTTGATATTATACCTTATATTGTTAAAGCAAGTGGTAGTATATTATTAGGTAAGATACAGAAGGCTTTTAGTTAATTATGTTAATGGGTGCTCCAAATTGGATGTTTCAGACAGATTTACCTGATGATATTATTAGTAATTCATTAAAGTTTGATAGAGCAAGTTCTGCATATTTAGTGCGACAAAATGGTGCAGCAACAGATGCACAAAAATGGACATTATCTGTTTGGCTAAAAAGAACAGGTCTTAGCTCTGAACAAGGCATATTAGGTTCAGGCTCAACAGCAGAATATATAAGGTTTGAATCTGATGACACTATTAGATACAGATTATATACAAGTAGTGCTCAAAGAATTAGTATGATTACAAGTGCTAAATTTAGAGATACAACAAATTGGTATCATCTTGTGTGTGCAGTAGATTTAAGTAATACAACTGATAATGATAAATGTATTATATATGTGAATGGCACTAGACAAGCACTAGGAACAAATACTACAACCACTACTGATACGTATGATTCTCTTATGAATGATAATAGTGCTTATTGGAATGTAGGAAGATACTCACAGTATTTTGATGGTTATATGGCTGATTTAAATATAATTGATGGTCAACAATTAACTCCTACCTCTTTTGCTAAAGAAGTAAATGGAGTATATGTTCCTAAAGATACAAGTGGTTTAACTTTTGGTAATAATGGTGCAAGGTTACAATTTAAACAAACAGGAACAGGCACAGCATCAGCATCTACAATAGGTGCAGACACAAGTGGTAATACAAATCATTTTACATCTAATAATTTAGTAGCAGGAGATGTGGTAATAGATACTCCTGAGAATAATTTTTGTACTATAAATAATATTTATGACTTACCTAGTGGTTGGACATTTAGTGAAGGCAATTTAAAATATACTACTACAACTAACCAAAGAGGTTTTGTTTGTAATCAAAATATACCTCTCGGAAACAGAGTTTATTGGGAAACTCGTGTTGAGAGTTTTGGTGCTTCAGATGACGAAGTATATATAGGAGTGGCAGCAGAAGGAATTACTTCAGGTAATTTAGATGAAAATAGAGGAGGTGGTGCAGTAGACAATGCTCTTGTTTATGCCTTTTCTAATTATGATAATAATGTGCATTTAAATAGTAGCACTGCTGCAGGAACAGGTCCTGGTCAATACAGAAATAGTGCTTTACCTACTGTTGTAGGATGTGCAGTTGATAGAGCTAATCACACAATTAAATGGAATTTAGATGGGGGTAATTTTTCATCTGAATTTACCATACCTTCTACAAAGGATTTATATCCTTTTGTTGGAAGTGGAGGTGGAACAAGTTCTGCTGTAGGTATTCTTAACTTTGGACAAGATGATACGTTTGCAGGTGCAGTTAGTAGCAATAGTGTCACAGGTGGTGGTGGTAAGTTTCGTCACGCACCTCCTGCAGGATATATGGCATTATGCTCACGTAATTTAAGTGAGCCTACTTTAAGTTCTAATCCTAATAGACCTGAAAATGTAAATGACCATTTTAATGCATACTCTTATACAGCCGATAACACAGACAACAAAGCAAGAACTGGTATGGGTTTTCAACCTGATTTGTTATGGTTTAAAGATAGAGACACTGGTTTTTCCCCTACAATTTATGATTCTAGTAGAGGTGCAAATAAATATTTACAATCTAATGGAACTGGAGCAGAGAATACAACTTCTGATTTAATGAGTTCCTTTGATTCAGATGGTTTTACTACACAAAACGACTCTTCATCAGGGAATCTATTTAATTACTCTTCAGATAAATATATTGTTTGGTCGTGGAAAGCTAATGGTGCAACCACTACTACGAATGATGCAAGTGCAACAAGTGTTGGTACAATAGATAGTGTTTATCAAGCAAATACAACCGCAGGTTTTTCAATCGTAACCTATACTGGAACTGGTTCAGCAGGAAGTATTGCTCATGGTTTAGGAGCAGTACCAAAATTTATAATAGGTAAGAATAGAGGTGATGGTGGAACTACTTGGGCTGTGTATCACAAAGAATCTGGAAATGGATATTTAGAATTAGATACTACAGCCGCCTATAATAGCGGCACATTTGGGTTTAATAATACAGATCCAACATCAAGTGTTTTTACTGTTGATGCAAGTGGGTTAGGTGCAAGTTCAAAAAATTATATAGCTTACCTTTGGGCAGAAGTTGAAGGATATTCTAAATTTGGTACATATACAGGAAATGGAAATGCAGATGGTACTTATGTCCATCTAGGTTTTAAACCTGCACTTTTTGTAGCAAAATCAACAGGAACTGAAAACTGGGTTGTGATGGATAATAAACGACCTGGATATAATCCCACAGGCAATTACTTATTTTGGAATTTGAGTAACACTGAAGGTGGAGCAGGTAGTGAATATATTGATTTACTTTCAAATGGTGTTAAATTAAGAACAACAGGTGCAAGTGCAAATGGAAGTGCTACTTTTATTTATATGGCATGGGCAGAATCACCATTTAAATATTCAAACGCAGTATAGAGGAAAAATAGTATGGCATACATAGGAAAAAGTCCAAGCAGAGGTGTAAGAAACAGATTCGTATACCAAGCAACTGCGTCACAAACATCATTCAGTGGTAGTGATGCTAATTCATTAACACTTAGTTATACAGACAGTTTATATATGGATGTATATCAGAATGGAGTCTTGTTAAAAGCAGGAACAGATTATGCTGCTACAACAGGAACAAGTGTAGTATTAGTAACAGGTGCAAGTTTAAATGATATAATAGAGATGATAACCTACGATGTATTCTCTGTTAATGAAACTTATACTAAAACAGAATCAGATGACAGGTATCCATTCTTGGGAAACAACAGTATTATAAGAACAAATGGTAACACCATAAGTGCAGACATAACAATTAGTTCAAGCACCAATGGATTATCAGCAGGTCCTATAACACAAAACGCAACTGTTACTGTTAATGGTTATTGGAGTATCGTATGACAAGTCAATTAAATGTAGACACCATTGTAGATAAAGCAGGTTCAGGTGGCACGAATGTTAAGATAGGTAATACTTCTACTTATTTATCTGAAAATAGTTCTACAACACAAAACGCTGTTCAAGGCATTTGTAAATGTTGGACAAAGCACGAAAATGATGCAAGTTTATATGATTCATATAATATAACTTCAGGAACAGATAATGGCACAGGTGATTATACTTTTACAATTACTAATGCTTTTAATGCTATACATTGGTCAGGGCAATCTACTAATGTAACAAGTGGAAATTATATTTTAAGAATTGCAAGTACAGGCACAACTTCAGTTCAGGTTAAATCAATGAGTGATAGCACATCAGCACATGATGATGATGGTTGTATTGGAATACATGGAGATTTAGCATAATGGGTAGTCAATTAAAAGTAGATACAATTACAGGTGTAACCACAGCAGGTAGTGTGGCAGTTACAGGTGAGGGAAACTCAACGACAACCAATCTCCAACAGGGATTAGCAAAAGTTTGGGGTGTATTAACAGATGCTGCTGCTCTTACAAATAGTTTTAATATAGCATCAGGAACAGACAATGGAACTGGGGATTACAGTTATACTTTAACCTCTTCTTTTAGTGATGCAAATCATGCTACAACTGCTGCAACAAGTGGTGCAGGAGCAGGAAGAATGTGTACAAGTAATACTGCAAGAAAAGCAGCAGGTACTATTGCTGTTGAAATTGAGACGCATAGTGGAAGTGCTGAAGACATGGCTCAAGAGTTATCAACACATGGAGATTTAGCATAATGGCTAGTATATTAAGAGTAGATACATTAACAGATGCAAGTAGTAGTAATAGTGTTACTGTAAGCACAGTATTTAATGGAACTGCAAAAGCACATGGATATGCTCAACAAAGAACTTCTACAGTTGAGTTAAAAGATAGTTTTAATATAAGTTCATGGGTTGATGATACTACAGGAAGAAGCACATGGAACATTAATGCAGATATGGGAAATACTACATATACAATTACTTCTGGTAATTCTTATGATGGAACTTCTGGTAGTGGACAAGCAGGTCAAAATGAAGCATGGGTTGTTGATGCAGGTTCTTTTAAAGTAGATACACATTTTGGGGGTAGTAGTTCTTTTGCTTATTATGATTGTGATTATGTGTATGCAACAGTACATGGAGATTTAGCATGAGCAAAGCATCTGATTTAGCAAGGTTAATGACAAGTGGCTCTACTACTATACATGGTGAAGCAGGGGTCACATCAAGTGGTTCAACAGGAGCAACAACTAATCTGCAACAAGGGTTGGTTAAAGTATGGCATCATTTTAATGGAACAGGAACTGTAGCAACTGGTGATAGTCTTAATGTATCTTCTTTAACTGATAATAAAGAGGGAGATTACACAACAGCTTTTACTAATAACATGGGCAATGCAAATTATCTTCATCTTCACCATGTTATTGAAGCAAGTGCTTACACTCAATATATAGGTAATGATTATTCACAAACAACTTCTCAATTAAGAATGGAACAAGATTCATGGAATGGTAGTGCTAGTGGAGATGGAGTTAATGATGACTTTACTCATTGTAACGAAGCAATGATAGGAGACCTAGCATAAAATGGAAATAGATGCCATGCTATTTTGGAACATTATCTTAACAA